TAATTTATTAGCATCATCAACTATGTTTATTATATCAATATAATCAGATTTTTTGTTACATATATGGTTTATAACAGTATTATATTCATTCATAATGTATTTATGATTTGCAAATTCTCCAATATATGAAAAAACAGATCTGTATACATCCTCCACAAAACTATTATCCATTTTTTTACTAACATCAATATCAGCCATTGATTTCACTAACAAGTTGCAATAGTAATCACCGGACATATTTGTATTCATATTATGAATAACATCTAAAAATATGTGTACATTATCTCTAACTATTTTTAACAATTGAATTTTTGTTCCTGAAGTCGTTACAAATTTTTCCGCAATAATTTTACAACATAGTTTTGGATTTAAAAACATGCATTTTGATAATTCCTCCACAACTTTTCTTTTCAAATTATCATCTTTTAAGGCTTTTGACATTTTATTACAACATGTTTTTGTAATATCAATAATATTATTATCAGATAGTTTTGATTCTACTTTATTTTTCATAAATTTTGTAATTTCATAAAAATTATTAAGTTTGTAATTATTTTGAAATGGGATATCGTCTCCAAAAACATTTGATATTTTCCCCACATATTCATTAAAAGATAAACCATCTTTTACACTAAAAACATATTCCAAACTTCCTTTAAATTTATGGTTTTTACAAGAATTATAAAGTAGTTGCACTAAAATTTCTGCTTTTGTAAAATCTTTAACAATATCATTTTTTATTATATCCAATATGTAAGAAATAGTTAAGTCAGGATATTGTAACATGCAAAATCTTGCTTTTATTACATCATCTTTTGTTATTTTACCAAATGATGTAATATTTCTGCATATATCATCAATAATAGATTTTGCTTGGTCTTGTCTTATTGAAATTATCTCTGAATATCTAAATCTATAAACATCTTCTGATATTATTTTTGATTTTTTTGCTTCTATTAAAGATGCTAATGCATCCTCATTATGGTTATTTTTTTCAAATATACTGTAATTCAAACTATGCAAAACATTTATAATATCTTTAAATTTTGATTTATCTGTACAATTCCACCAAGTTAATGCATGATAAATAGTAAAAGAATGTAACTCATCACCTTGGTATTTTGTTGGATATAATCCATTCTCTACCAAAATTTTAAAGATTCTATATTCATTTTTTTGGTTTCTTCCTTCTTCTCCTATTCTTTTCGTAACTTGGTAAAAAAATTCAGGAATTACTGAAGGACTATCATTAATTTCCATAAATCTTTTAATAATGTTTATATCAATATCTTCTGGACGAATCAAAACACCATCTATACGGTATTTCCCATCAAGTAAATAATATACTAATTTTTTTACTTTATATTTTCTATTTCCTCCACTATTTCTATTTCCTCCACTATTTCTATTTCCTCCATTATTTCTATTTCCTCCACTATTTCTATTTCCTCCATTATTTCTATTTACTCCATTATTTCTATTTCTATTTTTATTTTTATTTTTATTTTTATTTCCATATTTTCTGGATACTGTTTTAAATCCAATATCGGTGTTGTTATTGGTGTTGTTATTGGTGTTGTTATTGTTATAGTTATTGTTATAGTTAGACATTGTTTCTAAAGGTTTAAAGGGTATTTTCTTTCTGTATTGTTATATTATTGAAAGAGGATATCTATTGAATATATGTCTAATTGTAAATTTATATTTCAATTTTTTTCTAATTTATGAAATAAGTATATCGCACATATTCATAAATTTTGCCATTCTATCATCATCTTCAAGTGCTATCTGGACTCTTTCCATCATATTATTTAATATATCCTTATCTGTCTGATCTATTATATTTTCATCATTTGATATTGGTACATTTAACCTAAAATATCTCTTTCCTTGTTCTAGTATTTTTTTGATCTGATAATCTGCAAAAGACATAGAATCATCTATCATAACATCTGATATAGGAATACACCATTGCAATGCTCCACTATATTTTTCATCAATTCCAGAACTAGGAATATATCCTGTACCTATAGATACTATCAATATATCACTATCATTTCCATATATTTTTTTTGCCTCAAAATATCCTGCAAGAGAAGGATTATTAGCACCTACACCTCCATCTATAAATTCATATAATACTCCATCATATGTACAAATTTCTGCCTCAAAATAGGTAGGTGCAGATATACTACATTTTATTGCACTAGATGCTTTTATATTATCTTTTGATGTGAATTCATAATATTTTATAGATGGTTCAATCATAGCTGTTGTTATTAAAGTATCATTATGTAATTCGTTCATTTTAGTATTATTTAGTATATTATCCAATATAGTGTCTACATACTGAACATCATATTTAGGACCAATAATACCATTGAATGTTGTAATTCTGTGCCATAAAGATCTACTGAATATATCTGGTAATATATCAAAAAATAGATCAATTATATCACTAACTGATCTATAAACAGGTTTTCCACTATTATCATAATAATTTAGTGTTACAGCTATAATTGATCCAACTGATGTTCCTATAATAAGGTCAAATATATCACCTATATTTTTGTTTGTTGCTTTTTCTATTTCAAGTAACCATTGTAATGTTATAACACCTCTTGAACCACCACCATCAAGCACTAATACCTTTTTCATATATTACTATTCCAGTTTATTTATTTTTATACGTAATACCCCATTTTCTAAATCAGCTTTACATGAATCTGTATCTGCATCTTTTTTAATCAATATATTTCTAGAAAATACACCATAATTAGATTCTGTATATGTATATTGCGCATCTTCTATATCAAAAGTATAAAATCTTTCTCCAGATATATTCATATCATAATTTGTTATTGATAGCTTTAGGTTCTTTTTTTCGACTCCAGGTACATCTATATGATATATGTAATAATTATCACACTCTTCAATATTATATCTTGGATATGAACTCCATGGTTTCGATAATATCTTTTTATTATTATTCCATGATATAGGAAAATTAAAATCCATTAATATATTTAGAGTATAAATTCATATACTAATAACAAACATACATTATAACTGCTATATAAAATTGATATTTCATCATTAGAATATATATATACTCATATTATGTACAATATAATGGCCAATATCATACCATATTACATAAATAAAATATTTAGAAAAAGAATATACAATACTCCTTTTTCTGATAATGATACTAACAATACCAATAATACTAACAATAATATTAGCAATAATACTAACAATATTGATATATTATGTAAAAAAATGATATCTATTATTAATCATTATCCAATACTAGTCCATGATGTATTATCTAGTATGTATAGCAATGTATATCCAAACTATTTATACATAAATATAGAGTGCATAGATGGAAATATAAATGTTTTTGATACAAATTTTATTGTAAATAATGGTAAATATTTTAATTATAGATATGTATATGTAAGAATTAATATATATTCAGAAATAAAAACAAATCATGTAAATTGTGCTATTATTGATAATGTAAATAGATATGTGTTAATATTTGAGCCCAAATATCGATTATTGTATGATACTAATATAATCACTGATATAATACAACTAGATAACTATACAATATTAACATCATGTGATATCGGATTTAATATTATAAATAGATTGCAAAATTTTGATAATTATTGTCAAACTTATTGCCTTATGACCCTACATACAATATTAGAAAATGTTGATATATCATATAATAATTATGCATTGATGTTGAATAATGTAATTAATTATAATAATATGATAAATTATTGGAAAAATATGTATCAATATATTAAAATAGGAAATTTTAATTTTGATATTGATGGCTATATAAATAAAGACATGAAAGATATACCATATGATAATACTGTTATTCAGGATGCCGATGGATGGGATATAGATGCTTGAAATGATATAAAGACATATTATTATACATATAATGATAATATATACTAACTGATATACGATTACTGTATATCAGGTAGTGCAATCAGTATTGGTCGAGCTGTGACCGATTGCTAATCGGTTATGCTATGCATTTGTAGGTTCGAATCCTGCCACTACCGCTTATTATTTTATTTATTTTCTTATTAACTGATATATAAAAATATATCAGATAGTGCAATCAGTATCGGTGAGCTGTAGTTGATTCGAAATCAACCATGCTATGCATTTGTAGGTTCGAATCCTGCCACTATCGCTTATTATTTTTTTTATTGCCATACTAACTAATATACTAGCAATAGTATATCAGGTAGTGCAATCAGTATTGGTGAGCTGTAACCGATTTGAAATCGGTTATGCTATGCATTTGTAGGTTCGAATCCTGCCACTACCGCTTATTATTTTTTAATTAATATGTTATCTGATATATCAAAATATATCAGATAGCGCAACCAGTATTGGTAGAGCTGGGATTGATTGGAAATTAGTTATGTTACGCATTTGCAGGTTCGAATCCTGTCGCTATCGTTATATCTGTATTTATTATTAATTATTATGATAATAATAACTATCATTATCATAAATACCATCAGTAAATAATATTAAAATTATATATAATTTTATAAAAGTTTATTAATATTCATATTAAATAATTTATCACTTAGAATACACAACTCTTTATCATTCTTTAATCTATCAATAATCCATTGAGGTAAAGTAACCATTTTGTATCTAGTTAGGTAACTATTCTTATCATTTTCAAGTTTAACTCCACAAAAGGAACTACCATGTCCAATATCAGGCACATAATTTATCTTATCATATTTATTATATTTTCCTAATTTTGTTGATATAATATCTCTATATTTTGAATCAGTAAGCCACTTATTATATAAAATTCCAATTATATTTTTATTATTAATTATCTTTTTTGCCATTTTTTTCCATGCTGATATTATATCATCAATATTTTGGAGGTAAGACTTATTTAACCCCAAATTGTCTCCATATTTTTTGTATCTTGATGCAATAGTATTTAGTATATCTCTAATTATAATGACTGTAATAGCATCATTTTCTATAGTTGGCATATTACTCATATCCTCATAACTTTTGATCAATAATTTATAATTATTTATATATGTATGTTTAAGATGATTACAATTGTTATAATAATATAACCCTAATTTAGGGTTAGTATACGTGTAATTTTCTCTTTTATTTGTTATTCCGCCACAATTATTTAAAAACCAATAAATTATACAGTGATTTCCACTTCTGCAAAGTGTGTAAATATTAATTTTTTTCCCCATTAAGTATCTCCTTTATATCTATATCAAATAATTTTTTATTTAGGTATAATAAATCCTGATCTGATAAAATTTTATCAATTACATCTTCCGGAAGATTTACCATTTTATATCTTTCGTTATAAATATTCTTATCTATTTCAAGATTTACTCCATTAAATGAACTTCCTTCACCAACTTCTGGTACTTCATCTGTCTTATCATTAATATTTGTAATACCAACTTTTTCACCTATTTCATCCCTATATGATTTATCCAATATCCACTTATTATATAAAATTCCAATAACATCATTATCATATATTATACTGTTTGCTAATATTTTCCATAATATTATAATTTGCTCTATCGATTCTAAATATGTTCTATCTAAACCAAATTTTGGCTTGTATTTTTTGAATCGAGATGAAGCCATATTTAAGAAATCCCTAAGTATAATAATATGTTTTATGTTATCACGTGATTTATTATAATAAACATCCTCATAACTTTTAATTAATGTATTATAATTATGAATAAAATCATATGCATACCTACTACAATTATTATAATAATACACTCTAGTATCATGATTCCAATATGCAGATCCTTCATATTTCTGCTTAATACCCCCAAGGTTATCTAACATCCAATAAATTATACAGTGATTGCCACTTCTACACATAGTATATATCTCGTAAATCATATTATAAATATTAGATATATAATCATTTATTATATTTAAACTATTTTTATTCAAAAAATTAATAATATCATGCTCATAAAATCATTCATTTATAATAGATTATTTATATGTCTGAGACACAAACTTTAATAACTATATATACTCTTATGATATTAGAAACATTTAATCTTATATTACCTAATCTTATTTTGTCATTTACGAATATTAACGCTATTTTTGCTATATACAATTACTACTATTGTCAAAAATATATCCAAATGTTATCTATTACATCTATTATGATAATATCTATATTCTATCATCTGATTGAACATCACAAACATAATATGCCAGGAATAGGTATTCTTAATAGTAAATTTTATCATAATATATTCCTTAATCTTGATAGATTATTTTCTGTTATTGCTATAATTACCTGCTATGATCCTATTATATTTTCTCTTGATTATATACTATTTATTATTATAGCATTAATAAGTATGTTTATAGCTGAAAATATAGCTAAAACTGTACCAGTATATGTATTAACTCATTCTATATGGCATCTATCTGTATTTGAAATAGCTAGATGGTTATCCCTAAATTGCTAAATTAATTTATTAAAAAGTAAAAGATAATAGTTTTTATCCACCTAGAACAGCTATACATTAATAACTTTATTAATCTTCTTTTTCAAAATATTCTTCTAAATCTGCCATACATTCCATACATATATCACAATCATTCCATCCTATACATACATATAATCCTAATCTTTGACATCTGTCACAACCAATTTCTATATCCCTATTACCATAATGTTTCCATGCTGGATAATAATAAATTCCGTATTCAAACACATCTCTAAATAAATCCATAATATATATATATTACTATAATAATCAAAATAATTATGCACACTATATTAGAATATGATTGAGATGGATTATTTCCCTTAAAATCTTCGATTAGTTTCATATATATTCCCTTTTCATATAATGCATCTCTTACGCTATTTTTTACATTATATATATTTCTAGATTTATTTCCCATCCTATTTCCTACATAATCAAATAATCCAGCTGTTATAATATCATCAAATATTCTTTTATTAACTTTCATATCATTTTTGTCTAAATATTTATATATTTTAGTTTTGACTTCTTTAACTATCTGATTTACATTATTTACTCTTGTATTATTGTTTTTTGGGTAACCATTATTACATACCCAATTAACCTCTCTAACACAATGTCTGAACTGCGGTGAATTTGGTGCATAATTATTACCACATTCCTCTCCTCTTACCTTTTTACATATATTCCTATCTTGAATATTTTTATTAGAATCTCTATATACCCAATGTTTAATCATTTTATCTGTCAATTCATCTGTTAAAAGTTCAATAATAACTTTACAACAAGTATCTGGTCTTGCCCTAAGTGCATTTTTCCATCCCTGTATTACATGTGTTTTTGGAACTACATTAAAATTCTTAATACACCCATTTTTATCTGTTATATCAGTAGGATTATGATATTTTCTAACCAATTCCCATAATAATTTTCTTAAATTTATAATATCATTTTTGTTTTCAAACGTATAATTTTTTCTAATTATCTCATTACCGACTTGTATAATTATGCCACCTGGATCATTATTATGATTTGGTAAAAAATCAACAGTTAAATATGGGGAAAATTCTTGTTCCATTTGATATACAGCTTTAACACCATCCATTATTTTTGATATGTGTCTGCACTCAGGCTTATCAATTAAAAATAATCTCATATATAACATCTATATATAAAAATTGCAGATATCTAATATATATAATATATATACGATGGATTTTAAACTCCCAAAAAATATATACGATTGGTGGAATAAAGATGATAAAAATTATAAACTATCAAATCTAACAGAAAACCAATTATTAAATATAGCTAATGAGATTAATAACATATTTTCTGATACAGATACAGGTATAAATAATGATACTGCTTTAACTTTACCTAAATTAGTTGTTGTTGGTACTCAGAGTTCTGGGAAAAGTTCTGTACTAAATAGTATTATGGCTATGGACATACTTCCTACTGGGAAAAATATGGTTACTAGAACACCTCTTAATATACAATTAAACCAAGTATCTGAGAAAAGAGGATGGGTTGAATTTTCTGATAATATTATTGATATCACTATACCAACACCAACACAAGAAGAAGTATTGCGTATTATCAATCATATTAAAAAAAAAACAGACCAAATAGCTGGCCCTGATATGGATATTAGCCATACACCAATTAATATGAAAATATTTTCTCCCTATGTACCTAATCTATCACTTACAGATTTACCTGGACTTACTATGGTAGCATGCACTGATAAAGGACAACCTAAAGATATAAAAGATAAAATAGAAGCACTAGTCGAATCTTATATTAAACAAGAAAGAACTATTGTTATAGCCGTTATGCAGGCTAGATGTGATCTAGAAACTGATCTTGGGTTAGCATTAATTAAAAAATATGATAGTCTAGGAAAAAGAACCATTGGAGTACTTACCAAACCTGATCTAATGAATAATAATACACATATTGGTGGATATTTATTAAATGATATATCAAAAAATTTGATGTTGAGTCATGGATATTATGTAGTCAAAAATAGAGGATCATCTGATATAGATATATATGAAGGATTTGAACAAGAAAAAAATTATTTTTCTAATCATACAGAATACTCTAAAAGTATTTATAAAGAACGTGTAGGAATAAATAATTTAACAAAAAATCTTAATGAATTATTGGTATCTTCTATTGCTGAATTATTACCATCTGTTATGACAGAAATAATGGCATTGGATAATACTATTAAAAAAAAATTGGAACAATTAGGAAATGGAATTCCAGATAATAAAGAAGGAAAAATTGCTTTATTAAATAAATATTCATTAGATTTCTATCATGCTGTAGTGGATAGTTTGGAATCTAATGGAACATCTCTAAATACAGGAAAGAAAATAAAAGATATTTTTATGAAATACAGAGATAATCTATCTAAAATAAATCCATTTGATAATACAAAAATATACAATGATAAATATTTTGAAGATATTGTTACAAGCTTTGAAGGAAATCATATGTCATTCTATATTCCACCTGTTCAAATATTAGAAGCTTGTATGACTGATAATAGACTAAAACCTATATCAAAACTTTTAGATATTAGTATGACATGTGTAGATTCTATTGTACATCTTATAATAGATACTATCAGAAATATACTAAAATCAGATATATTTAATAAATATTCACTACTAGCTATGCATGTAACTACATCTGTTACTGATAATGTAATTAGCAAATTAAAAATTAATGCAAAATCTAAAATACAAGAATATATCAATATTGAAGAATGTTATATATGGACAGATGATAATGAATTCAAAAATATGTTAGAACAGGTAGATGTCAACTCATCATCCGAATACATAAGATCACTACTAACATGTTATTATAATTCTGTAAAATATATAATTTGTCATAATGTTCCAAAAATTATTATGAAAAATATTATAAGAGATTTAGAAGATAACTTGTTGTCTTTTATGTTTCAAAATATAGTTGTTGATGATAAAATAAATCTAATAAAAGAAGATACTATTATTGCAGAAAAAAGATCTACCAATATTAAACTTCTTGAACGTATATCAACAGTTAGACATATGACTAATAACATATCATAATTATATAACTCTGATATCTATAAATTAATGAATCTGTAATTTTACCAGATATTTCATAATGATTATTATTTCTATTATGAAATATATATGACTGACAAAATAAGTGAAACTAGACAATTAGAAATTATGTTCAATAAAAAATTTAACAATAGTAAAGCCATTTTCAAAAATGACCAAAATTTAATTGGAAAAAGAAGAATATTCAGTAAATATATGCATGATAAATATGATATTCCAGCTAGAGAAAAAATAAAAAAAGTTCTAGGAGATATTATATGCGACAATCCAGACATATATCAACAAGATATGATCATAAAATCTGATATGTGCAAATATAAATATCTTGAATTACAAGTATGTGCTGATTGGGTGAATGATAGATATCCATATCCTAATCTATTTGTATATGAACGAAAAGCAAAATATGGTAATGACACATTATACTTAACGATGAGTAAATTTTTAAGGAAAGGAAAACTATTCGATAGAAAATCATTTTCTAATAAACCTAGAAGACTCAAAAAATATAGTAGAGAATTTGTATATGATATACCAGATAATAAAGTTATTGATGTATATATAGATCATCTTGATGAAGCTACACTTGCGTTCTATTAGTTTATATCTTCTACATATCGCCATGTAATTAGAATACAACCAGCATATATTGTGTGTTCTGTTATAATCATAATATTTATATGTGTTTTTTCTGGATCACCTTCTATCGGATCAAATTTTTTCAAATAATCATAACATCTATATGCTTCTGCAAATTCAATATCATTTTCTTGTATAGTATCTACACTTGTATTATCACTATCCATTATAAAAAATGGACAAGTATTACCATTATTTGTAATCTCACATTTTGTACATCTAATAATATGCCTCCTAAAATTAACGATATTTTTGCATGTTATATCTAATTCTTCACATGGAATAATCATTATAGGTATCATACCATTACTATCCTCATCTTCCTCATTATCATCATCTTCCTCATTATCATCATCTTCCTCATTATCATCATCTTCCTCATTATCATCATCTTCCTCATTATCATCATCTTCCTCATTAACTTTACTGTCTGATATTACTTCACTGTCTGATATTACTTCACTGTCTGATATTACTTCACTGTCTGATATTACTTCACTGTCTGATATTACTTCACTGTCTGATATTACTTCACTGTCTGATACCTTCTTGCTATACTCACTATTTGGCGTAGTAATATCTTCATCTGTCATACTTATTAATTTTTTCAGGATAATATCTCCTGTAGTTATTTTTTTAATATTGGTATTCTTGGTATATTTTTTATCAAGATTAGCATATTTAGTTATATTCTTAGTATTTATAGGAGATTCAATTATAACAATTTCTCCTATATCAGCAATATACTTATTCATTAATCTTGAACTGAATATTTTGGTATAGAACAAATTTCTTGTGAATTTGGACTTAAATATACTATAACCAACAAATCCTGTATCACCGTCTTTATTTCCAAATGAATAAAAAATAACATAATCCCCAATATTAATTTTACATTCAGAATTATATCCTAAATAAAAACCATCATATTTTGTATATTCTTTCCAATATTTATGGCATATGATATATAGCCAATATTTCATATACTTCAAAAATGATTAAATACTTATTTTTATAATAATTATCTAACAGTTTAACTTTCACTTTTTATAAGCTAGAATTAATAAATAAAATTACATGAATCGAATCTAATGATTATAATAGCAATTTTCTTTGTATATACAACTATCACCATATTTACATATTAAATTTTGTTGTTCATATCCCACATCACCATTATGCAAAAATGTACAATCATCTCTATTACATTTATCTCCATATTTGCATGATATATTTTTAGCAGGCAAATTTGTGTTAGAGTCATGCAAGAATTTACAATCATCTCTATTACATTTATTTCCATATCTACATCTAATAGATTTAACAGATAAATTTGTACTAGCAGGTAAATTTACATTAGTAGAGTCATGTGAAAATTTACAATCATCTCTATTACATTTATTTCCATATCTACACCTAACAGATTTAACAGATAAATTTGTACTAGTAGGCAAATTTGTGTTGGTAGAGTCATGTAAGAATTTACAATCATCTCTATTACATTTTTTTCCATATCTACATCTAACAGATTTAACAGATAAATTTGTACTAGTAGGCAATTTTTTATTGGTAGAGTCATGTGAGAATTTACAATCATCTCTATTGCATTTATCACCATATCGACATTTTCTCTTTTGAAAATTTTGTGTATTATCTAATTTTGGTTGATCAGTTTTCTCTACTAATTCATCATTAGGCAAATCAATATCCTCTTGATTATCAAAATTATTATTATTTACAACTTGAAATTCTTCTGCCATTTATGTGTTTTAGGATGTAATCTGGTAATATAATTACTATAATAATGATAAATATATCTATGGTTTTGTGTATCAATTTTTTTTTGAGGATTGTATATGATTATATATGTCTTTCAATAGCAATATTATGTACATATCAAGATATAATCTATTATAGTTGTTAATTAAAAATAAAATAAAAAAATTTAGTAATGCCCAAATTTACAACAATTATTTGCAAAATATGGGCAATTAGGCCCATTTCTGCAAACAATTGGGTTTGGATATATTATTGAATGGTTAAAAGGGCATTTATCACCCTTTTTACAACCCAAACCAAACTTACATATAATTGGGTTTGGTACTATGACCGAGTGATCAAAAGGACAATTATTACCTTTTTTGCAATAAGTCCCAAATTTACAAAAAATATCGGGATATTTTGGTGTTGGTTTTTTTTCTTCAACAATTATAGTAATAATATTATTATTATTATTATTTGTAATTTTTAAAATACAAGTTAATTGCATTTTTTTTGTATACTATCCAAAATTAATGAACCTATTTGTGATTTCAATTTTCAATTTTTTTTATATAATAAATTCCAATATATCTATATTTATCGAAAATTCTATTATATCAGGCGTATATATGTCTTTTTCAACAGCAATATCCTGCATATCTATAGATAACATATCATCTGTTATAGTTATTAATTGATTATTTATCATAGTATAATGTCCATCTGATATATCAATATCACTATCAGCTATATAGTTAATTATATCTTTAGCAATAGTTGGATACCTTTCATATATTACTCTATTATTCGGATTTATTGTTTCTCTTTTCTTGCCAGTTGGGTTTACTTTTCTAGTAAATGATAGATTTTTTACGATATTATAGTCATACTTTCCTCTATTAACAAGGTATCCTATCTGTATATTATTGTTATTATGGTAAATGCTTGCAATATATTTACTTTTACTATATGATGGTAATTTTGATCCTTTTTCCTCTGTTATTTTGATATCTTGGCGGATATTAAAAAAAAAATTAAAAAAATCATCAAATACTGTTTCTATATTTGTATCAAAATATAATATTGTTAACATTCTTGTTTCTTTCAGATTGAAATTATCTATTTGTACAATATTTTTGTATACTGTTCCAATTTCAGCTATTTTCCGATAATTATTTATATTAAGGTGATTAATACTTAATAAAATATTATACACAAGATCTGTACGATACATAATATTATCAAATTCAAAATATAATTTATTTTTTTTAATTATAATATCTGTGTTATTTTTTTTGTTAAGTTTTTTGATGACGTTATGTCGTTTTATATTTAAAAATACAGATTCTTCATCATCATATACTATATATTTATCATCAATAAGATAATAATTTATAAATTCCTTTAAAGCATCTCTAGCTAGATATAATTTATCTTGTTTCTTATCATATAAAATATATTCATACATATTTGTATATTCTGGAATACTTGATAATATACATTTAGGTATAACACTTGGTGTTTTTATTATACATGCATCAGATAATAAATTACTAAATATTGTTGGAATATTATTTGTAATGTATGCCTTATACCCATAAATATTATATTCTTCATAAACAAATGTGTTCATATATTTAGGTATGTATGATTTAATATATTATTTAGACTTATTCTTTCAGATGGGTTAATTTTTAGTATTTTATTAAGTAAATCAATAGCATTATTATTATCTATTGGATCCATATTTATCCGACAATTTATAATATCCTCCTTTATATTGCTAGTATTTGTGTTATAAAATGGAAAACTGTTTGTCAATAGTACATATAAACATACACCTAAACTCCATATATCTGCATATTCTGGATTATATGATAACATATTTAAAATTTCTGGCGCAGCATATTCAATGCTTCCACACCATTCAGATGTATATATAACTTTTTTTTTTGAGAATATATATTTTAATTTTGGATATTTATACTTTTTATATTTTATAGCTAATCCGAAATCAATTATAGTTACTACTTTTTGTTCCCTATCATACATTATATTTTCTAATTTTATATCTCTATGAGCTATATCATTATTATGTAATTTTATTATAGCTTTTGCAATATTCTTGAATATATATTTTATCTCATTTTCTGGTAATACATTATTTAAACATATATCTACTAAATTAACTCCATCCACTTTTGACATATTAATACATACATCTCCAGATTCAGTTACATATGAATCATAATATATTGGAAAATTATCCTCACCTGACATTTTTTTGAGTGCATAAATTTCTGTGCTCAAAAATTTATTCCCATCATATCCATTTTTGTATAATTTTTTTATATATGCTGATGGAATATTTTTTGTAACAGTTTTATCTATTTTATTATAATATATATTAGAACCTTCTCCTGATGCGAGAAGTATATTATTTTCCATTAGTATAATTTATAATACATAAACTATACTATTTATAATCATTTTATCAATTTTTTATTATGTGTCCATATATCATCTGGTAATGAACATAACACAGATCCACCAATCCAAGATATATAATATCTATCTTTAGGTGCATATATCTTAATCTTACTTTTTGTTTTGTAAATTGATCTAATTGTTTTTACTATATCTTGTGTTAATCCTGTAAATTTACTACCACCACCTACAAGTAATATGTTTTCTAACATTATTCGTCTATAATCTATAGGAGTTGATTTTATTGATTTTATCACTAATTTGGATATATTATTAACTAATTTTTCTCTATATAATTGTTTACCCAATTTATCCACACAATGATATCCAAATGATGACATTACTATCCCTTTTACTAAAATATATGATTCATATATAGGAACTATACGTGTTGTGCTATATCCTATATCAATAACAAGTCCTTTATCTCTACATGTACTATATAATGCCAATATCTGTTGGTTTTGAATTGTTACTCTTTTAAAATTATAATGGTTTAGCATTATATTTATTATTTTTTCTCTATTTACATCTCCTCCATATACTGTATCAGTTAACAATATATCTGTAGTAATTATATTTATATCTAATTTATTGTAAAATATATCATCCCATATATCTATCATTTTATTATAGTCTACTATTACACTATTTTTAATTATCTTATCATTATTTACTTTAACACTTCCTAATGGTTTATTATATCCAGAATATCCATATTTTATATAATATGTTCCATGATCAACAACTATTTTTGTCATAAATATTATAATATCTAAATATAAATGTTATACTAATATTATTATATCAATTTTATTTATATATCGTCTATATCTATATAATGTTTCTAATTGTGTGTATAGCTATATTATTTGGAATTATTCTATTATATGTAAATTTATATACATATATTACCAATAATGAATCTTTTTCTAATAATAAATGTAATAATAGATGCACCGATGTATTTACTGATAGATATATATATAATAATTATCCATATGTTGAATATGAAAATATAAAAAAAATTAGGAATTATCATGATATTATAGGATATTGAGTTATCTTATATACTTATCTTTTTTTCATGTATGATATAATAGGGATTTCTTTTGAGATAATTTTCATTATTGTATGTTCTCCCTCTACTATTGTAACTATTGTAACTATTATAACTATTGTAGTTATTGTAACTATTGTAATTACTATAACTATTGTAATTATTGTAATTACTGTAATTTCTGTAATATCTGGAATTATATATTCTATCATTAAGTTTCTGATTATTTATATCAGATAAATATGTATTATTATAGTCGTCATCATCACTATCTGAATAAAAATCATTATTAGTATCATAACCATTATTATCGGTATAGTAGATATCTATACCTGATTTATACCGTAATTCAACAGGAATATCCAAAGTATTATTATCCCTAATATCTAGTATATTTACACTATCTGGTATATCATCTACTTCAACTGAATATATATTATTACTTTTTAGATATACATTTTCAATACCTTCTTCAAGATATGGTATTTCACCAAGAGTGTTATAACTCAAATCTAAACTTGTAAGTTTGTTTAAACCTATTAATGCTTGATTAATATTTGAATAATCACCTATTGCATTTTCTGATAAATCTAACTCTTCTAGATCTTTTGGTAATTTATTAATATCTTTTACTATATTGTTTTTAATATTCAGTTTAATTACAGAATCAGGAAAATTTGGTAAAATTTTTAACATGTTAGATGTCATATTGATTTCAGTAATACATTTGTTAAATATATTTTCATCAATATCTTCTATCTTATTGTCTGAACAATCAATAGAATTTAGATTTTCGGGAAACTTGGGTAATATTTTAACATTATTGTTTGTCATTATTATATATTTACATTTATCTGGAAATGAGTCAATATGTGATATATTACATTCACTTATATTTAATATATTCAAATGCATTCCTTTTCCTGCAAAATTTAATCCTGTATTTTTATTTAGATGCAAATTTGTCACAGTTTCTGGTATATCATTTGCACTTATTTTACCTAGTTTATTGTTACTTAATGACAATATTTTTATATTTGGAGGTAGTTTATCCTTTTGTATTGAATTAATATTATTACTTGATAATATTAATACTTCTAACCATACTAACTCACTTAAATCTGGAATATCTTTAATTTCTAAATTATTTAACATTAACGATTTTTGTTTATTTATCATATTTTTTTTAATACAAGTTACTACTTTATTATGATCATTAAGTGATTCATGGAAATTATCTAATGTATTATTACTCATTATAATATTTGTATAATGTCTTATTATATAAGATAATTTACTCTTACTAAAATATATTCAATTTTTTATGATTTTTAGACACACTCCACCAAAATTTTTAACCCTATCAGATATTGTTATCACTTATAATGACGGGAAAATGTATAAAATTATACCAATTCATATAGCAAAATATAATATGGTTATATATGATAAATATACAGATGTATTATCACCTACTAATACTGTTGAAAAAGATATAACATTATCATATTGTCCGAAAACTTCTGCTTGTGTTATATATTTTGGAAAATACACTGTATATAAACATGATAAATACAAAAATAATATAATATTACAAGATAGTAAAGACATTGGAAAATTACTAATCCAATTTAATGGTAATTTTATAAATACAGGAACACAAACACCAGCAAAATACCAACCCATAAGAAGATTAAGTACAAAAATAATGACACTAAGGAATGCTATTAGTATGTACAAAGATCCACTGTATTTACATCCACATAAAACATATGAAGTATCATGTACAAAACTTCCATATAAAATAGTGTATGGAATTGAATATGAAATTCCTAATAAAAATTTTGCAAAAAAATATTCTGTTATAATCGGAAAATCTGATGGGACTAATTATATAAAATCATTATATCATACATATTTTAATAAAATGTATGACAAAGTAATAGAAAAAGAAGGATTTATTATGCCATGTTATATAGATTCATGGAAATTATTTTATCCTGAAACTAAAGTTATAAACTTATCTAAAAATTAAATAGATTATCATCTGTAACAGTTACTGTATCATATCTATTTAATATATCTGATAATTCTTTATCTTCTACAATATCATATTTTTTCCTAGTGGAATTTTTTTCACTATGAGAAACAATATCAGCCCTTTCTGATGCTTTAATTGATTCTGTTATATTTGGTCGCCTCTCTGATTGTCTAACTGATTGACTTGCTGTTATTTGCCTTTCAGATTGTCTGGCTGATTGTTTGGCAGATTGACTTGTTGTTGGTTGCCTTTCAGATTGTTTCACCGATTGACTTGCTGTTAATTGCCTTTCTGATTGTTTTACCGATTGACTTGCTGTTAATTGACTTTCTGTTGGCTGCCTTTCAGATTGTTTGGCAGATTGCTTTTCTGATTGTCTAGATGATTGTAATTCTGATTGTTTAGTTGATTGCTTTCCTAACTCTTCATTTTGTTCATTATTACCACCATTATTATTTAATTTATCTAGTTTATTTTTATAGTAATTTATTTTAAGCTGATACATATCAGTTTTTTTTATATCATTTGCAGTTTCTAATTTTTTTATATATTTATTTAGTTTTTTGTTTAAGATGTCGCTGTTCATTTTATATAAGGATTGGATAAAAAAAATTAGAAACTTTATATATACATATGAATATTATTGAGGCATATATAAAATTTTATGGTCAACTGATAATAATTTTATCTGGTATTGCAGGATGTGGGAAAAATAAATTTGCAAAAAATATAAGTAATACATTTGGCATAAAATTAATAAAACAAGCAGATTATGTAAAAGATGGATACACTAATACGATGAAAATCGGTGAAAATTTAACTGTAAATAATCTAAATACAGATGATGCATTTGATTGGAATAGATTATTAAGTGATATTAACAAATATAAATCATCAGGTATTATTGTCACAGGGATCTCATTTCCTAATAAAATAATTAATATTAATATTGATTATCATCTTCATCTATCTATTTCAAAACAAGAATGTATTGAAAGGAAACAAAAATTTCTTGAAAATAATAAAGAAAAATATACAGATGAATATGCTATAATAAATACTCCTTTGGAAAAATTGTATATGAATAAATTAATTTACCCATATTATTTAGATTCTATAAAACAGATGCGCATTAATAAATTTATAAAAGGCACAGGAATATCTGATAATATAATATGGGATAGAATATGGGATGTTATTATAGAGTTTATACAAAAATCTGTTGATAATTTTGCAAACTCTGAAAAATATGTACAATGGAAAAGAGATAATAGTAATTAAATTTTTATGAGATCATAAATATTGTTAATATGACCTGATTTCCATTTGTATAATAATTTACCAGATGATAATAACCATAACATTATAGTTATTACATAAATTAATATGGAATATGCTTTGTAATTATTTTTAAAGTCATACACCGGTTCTATTAGTTTGCAAGTAAAACAATCATCATCATCATAATTACCTAATTTTTTTTTAATATATTTTTCTGCTAAAGTTAATGCACATATATTTTGATTAAATAGCCAATGAGCTATCATAAATGGTATTATAATGCTATGTATGGTCAGGAAATAGTTACTGTTTGTAAATGGGACAATTACAACAAATAGTATATATATTATATGTATTGCTCTTATTATGTATAGTGAAATTTGATCCATTTATATAATAATTTGATATATTTGATTTATATATATATACTAAAAAAATTGATATATTTATTATCATATACATCGTATTATTTAAGGTATATATAAATCAAATATGTCTAAAGTTGCAACTCAATACCTAACAACACCAATTATTAAAATAATTAATAATTTTATTAATGATTATGATGTAGATATAGATTTATTGGAAAAATTATTGGATAGATTGCCAGATAGTGATGTATGCAAGTTAAAGAAAATATACCTAATAGATTGTAATTTAGATATACTGCCAAACATATCCAAATTAACAGCTTTACAAAATTTAGACTTCTCTCAAAATTCAATATCTACCTTTCCAGATAGTATATCAAAACTATCAGAACTTATCAGTGTTAAATTACAAGAAAATGAAATTTCTAAAATTCCTGCAAGTATTGATAATTTATTACAGCTATTCCAATTAAAATTGGACAATATTATTTATAGATATGTTATGTAATATATCTATACATATCAAATAATGACAAATTATATTTTTAATTTATATA